TTGACTTTAACTACAACAGGCACAAGTGGAGCGGCAACATTAATTGGCAATACATTAAATATCCCTCAGTACACTGACCAATTTGTAGGTACAGTTACTAGTGTAGGGCTTAGTATGCCTATTGCATTTACTGTATCTAACAGTCCTGTAACAAGCTCTGGCACATTAACTGTTGTTGGCGCAGGTACGGCATCTCAGTACGTTAGAGGTGATGGTACTCTTGGAGACTTCCCCGGTGGTGGAGGTGGCGGAGGTTCATCTGTGTCTTACTACTTAAATGGCTCTATAAATCAAGGGACATTTGTAGGCAACACGTACTATGAAATGAGTAAGACTCCAGTATTTGGAGCAGGTACTGACTTTAGTATAAATACAGATGGATACATTGCTCAGTTTATTACTGATGCCAATGATCCTGAATCATTATTAATTCCCGGAGGAAACTGGAACCTTGAGATTTATTTCTCTGCTTCATCAGGAGGAGGAAGTCCAACATTCTATGTAGAGTTGTATAAGTATGATGGAACTGCATTTACTTTAATTGCAAGCAATTCTACAAATCCTGAGTTAATATCTTTAGGCACGACAATTAATCCTTACTTCTCAACACTAGGTGTTCCTGAGACTGTATTGTCTACTACCGATAGGCTTGCTATTAGAATATATGTTACCAATGCAGGTAGAACTATAACGTTACATACTGAGAATAGTCACCTATGTCAGATTATAACCACGTTTGCTAACGGGTTAACTGCTTTGAATGGACTTACTAGACAGGTTCAATACTTTCAGGTAGGAACTTCAGGAACTGACTTTAACATTGCAAGCTCAGTTGCTACTCATACCTTCAATCTACCTACAGCAACTTCTACGATTAGAGGTGCTTTGTCTTCTGCCGATTGGATTACTTTTAATGGAAAGCAGAACGCTATAACATTAACTACCACTGGAACAACTGGGGCCGCTACATTAATAGGAAGCACTTTAAATATTCCTAACTATAGTACTGACCTGAGTGGGTACGTTACTCTTGATACAACACAGACCATAACTGGACTGAAGACTATTCTTAGGGGCGGTGATGTATTAAACTTTAAGATTGGCACAGATACCATTTACGGTCTGAAGGTAGCTTACAATCAAAATGAGCTGGTGCCAAGTGGTGAGGCTACATGGAGCTTTGTCAATACATTTAATAGGAATGGAAGTGGATTCTCTGTGACTCCATTGTCATTCTTTAGAGGTGTGCTTGTTACAGGAGAGAGACTTTTAAGTGCATCTGTAAACACAAACCTTCTAGACTACTACGCAAATAATCCTACAGGCAGATATCCTATCTACGCATACAACACAGGCGTGCAGCAGTTCGCTTCAAGCATCATTGTTGGAGAGACTAACGGTGTCGTAGACGCTATAACAGGATCTATTGCTGACCTACCAGCAGGTGTGGTTGCTAACTTCAAGGGACGTGTGATCGGTAGCAACGCTGTCAATAACAATGAGTTTGCTACACTTGGCCAAGTAACATCTACAAGTAGAGCAGCGATTAGTTTAACAACAACTGGATCTAGTGGACCTGCTACTTATAATAATGTTACAGGCGTTCTTAATATCCCTGAGTACGCAGGGACAGTAAACCCATCTGCTAGAGAGATACAGACATACATCGCTACAGCTTCACAGACTACGTTCACTGTAACAGGTGGGTACACTGTTGGGCTTGTAGACGTATTCATTAACGGTGTTCGATTGACATCGTCTGACTACACAGCTACTAACGGCACTACCGTGGTGCTTGCTGTAGGGACAATGGCAGGAAACATTGTGGACATCATTAAGTACACCTCAGGGATTGTGAACAGCATCTCAGGAAGCGGTACGACTAATGAGCTTGCGTACTTCACAGCGTCCACAACGATAGCAAGTTTAAGCACTGCGACCTACCCATCACTGACTGAGCTTAGCTACGTTAAGGGAGTGACAAGCTCTATTCAAACCCAGCTGAATGGGAAGCAAAACGCTTTGACTAACCCAGTAACTGGAACAGGAACGACTAATTATTTGCCTAAGTTTACAGGAAGTACAACGATTGGAAATAGTAATATACAAGATAGCGGAACACTTGTGACAGTTGGAGTTGCAGCTGCATTTTCAAGTACAATATCTGGAAGTTATGGAGCAACTTTTGTAATACCTAGTGAATCTCCAGCGAGTGGGAATGTTGCTTTAGTAGCAAAAACAAGTAATGGCGCAAACGATATATTTAGATGGTTTGATGGTGCTACTACTTTAGGCGTTTTTAAAAATAACGGGAACATCCTAATCGGCACAACCACAGACGCTGGCTATAAGCTAGACGTTAACGGAACTGGGCGGTTTAGTGGTGCTTTGACTGGAACTAGCGCAACTTGGAGCAATATTAATGTTTTTACTGGAGCATTAGTTGGTGCTGGTTCTCAAAGATGGATAGGAAGCGATGGAGGTGCTGGATTATTTTTAAATACTCCATCAGGTTCTAATTTAAACTTAGCAATAAATAATAACCCTGTTTTAGGAATAGCCTCCACAGGCGCAGCTACCTTTTCGAGTAGTGTGACGGCTGGCGGTAATTTTGGTTCTAATGCAGCAAATACGTCTACTGCTCCTCAATATTTTCTAACTCAAACTGGAGGAAATACATATAGTGCAATTGGAATTAACAGGGCAGATGGAACAGGTATAGCAGCTGGAATTGGTTCTGCATTAGTAATTAGAAGTGGAGACGCAACGGATTTTCCTATTCAATTTGCTACTGCTAACAATGTTAGATTAACAATCACCTCAGGCGGCAACGTGCTGATTGGAACGACAAGTGATAATGGGAATAAGATGCAAGTTAATGGTTTTATTAGTATGTTAGCAAATCCATCTTCAGGGGCTTCTTTTGGTGTAAGATTTTCAAATAATAATGGTACTTATTGGGAATTAAGAAATGCAGATGCTTTTAATAAATTTAATTTTATTTATCAAGGTTCTTTATTAGCTGATATTAATAGTTCAAGTGGCGCATATACTGCATTATCAGATATAAATAAAAAGAAGGATTTTGAAGAATCAACAATAGGTTTAAATGAAATACTAGGTTTAAAGCCTACTTTATATAGAATGAAATCTGATAATGAAACTTCTGATAAACATCTAGGATTCATTGCACAAGAGGTTAAAGAATTCATTCCACAGGCATACGTTGAGAATGGAGATTTTATTGGATTGCAGGACAGACCAATCATTGCTGCATTGGTAAAGTCAGTACAAGAACTTAAGGCAGAGTTAGACGAATTAAAAAGTAAGAACTAATGAGCAAGAATACGGGGACATCGGAATTAATAAACTACTTTGACTTAGGTGCCAATGGGGATGTGGGCATTGCAGGAAGCTTAGATGTAAACACTATTGCTAATGCTACTACTGATACTGATAAGTTCCTAGTCTCAGACACAGGGATTATTAAATACCGTACAGGCGCAGAACTCCTATCAGACATAGGTGCTGCTCCAGCAGTTGCTGGTGGATACGTCCCATACACTGGCGCAACAACAAATGTTGATTTAGGTATATATAATATCACAGCACACACAATAAGAGCTACGGGTTCAGCTAATAATGCAGGACAGATTAATTTAAGAAGCGATGCTATTTTCAGTTTAGTAAATGGCTATGGGACTATAGGTTCAGGCACAACTAATCAATTTAATTTTTATCAGACAACAGGGGCAGGTGTTTTTCGTGGTGCTATTTTTAGTTTGAACAGCATCACTGCATCTGCTACAAGAACCTTTACCTTGCCTGATGCTGATGGCACTATAGCATTGACTTCAAGCCTTAGTGGTTACCTGCCTTTAACAGGTGGTACGTTAACAGGTGCTTTGAATGGGACTAGTGCTAGCTTTACGGGCAACATTATCACTAGCGCAGGGTTTTTTAATTTTGGAAATAACTATGGAATTCAAGCAAGAAATTTTCAAGATACTGCATATAGAACTATTTTTAAATTAAACACTAGTAATCAAGTTGAGATTGGTAGAAGTACTGATATTTCGGATATTATATTAGGGACTGCCTCTGCAACAAATGCCTTGACCATAACCTCCACAGGTTCAGCTACCTTTTCAAGTAGCGTAGGTATTAATGGCGTTTATAGCCCAGCTGCGGAATTACAAGTTGGAAAATCAAGCGATGTTACAATTGCAATGTCAAATTATAGTTCTGTTACGAGTGGTATTAGAGGGGGGATTGCTTGGTATAATTCAAGTGTTTCAACAGTTGCTAATATTAGAGCGGTTGCAGTAACAGATAACGTAGGAACTGAATTGCAATTTTATACTAGACCAGCCGCTGGTAGTTTAACACAAGTTTTAACCCTAGCTTCCACAGGCGCAGCTACCTTTTCAAGTAGTGTTACGTCAGATAGTTTAGTTATTGCAAATAATGACGCAAGAATAAGAAATAATGATGCAACTGGTAGAATTATTTTAAGCAATTCATCAACTAATACTTTTGCAATATTTTATGGAACATCTCACCCTACACAAGCTAATCAAACAGTTTTTGCTAATGGTGGTGTTACTACTTGTACTTTTTCCTCCACAGGAGCTGCAACATTTTCCAGTAGTGTGACGGCTAATAGTTTAAAAGCTGAAGCTAGTGGAGCTGCTGCGTTTCTTTATTTTAATAATACTGCGTCTCCAGCTTCAAATTACATAGCTTTAGGAAGCGCAGCAAATGAGCTTTATTTTCACGTAAATGGAACTAATAGTATTGTTATAAAACCAAACAGTAACGTGCTGATTGGAACGTTAACGGATAGTGGACAAAGATTGCAAGTAAATGGAGCAACTAGAATTTTAGACGGCAACGTTTTAACTCTAATGCAGTCAGGTAATGGCAATGGTTCTAATATACGTTCTGTTACTAATGGTGATTTTAGAGTTACAACTGGCGGAACTACTGATGCTTTAACTATTACAAACGGAGGCAATGTAGGCATCGGAACAACAATAATAAACAGTGAAAGACTAACAGTTGCTCAAACAACAGCAAATGCATCCGCACTATTAGTATATACTACAGGCGTTACAGCAGGCCAAAGCTATGGAGCAACTATAATAGGAGGGACAAATTCAAGTGATGCCTCATTTAGAGTTTTTAATCAAGGAGCTGGAACTAATTACTTTCATGTAAGAGGAGATGGCAATGTAGGCATTGGCACGGCTAGTCCTAGTTCCAAGTTAGAAGTTGCAACAACGTCTACTGCTGCAAATGTAATAACAATATCAAACTCAAGTCAAAGATTAGATTTAGGGGTAAATGATTCAGCAGGAGGTTCATTTATTTTTGCATCATTAAATAGAGCTTTACGATTTGGAGCTAATGATGCTGAAAAAATGAGAATTACAGATGTAGGATATTTACAACTTAGTAATGATGGAAATTATATTGCTCCTGGGAGTCCTTATCATCAAATAAAAAATACAGCAGCAACAATGACTCTTTATTTATTGAATCATAATGCCGCTGGGGACGGTTTACTAGTTAATCTAAATACAAATGGAACTGATTATCATTATTTTAGAGGATATTCTAATTCAGCAGGTGGGAATAGAGTAATCATATATTCTAATGGTAATATTCAAAATGCAAATAATTCCTATGGTGCTTTATCAGACATAAAACTAAAAGAAAATATTGAAGATGCTACACCTAAGTTGAATGACTTGATGAAGGTCAAAATTAGAAACTACAATTTGATAGGCGAAAATACTAAACAGTTAGGTGTGATTGCTCAAGAATTGGAAGAGATATTCCCTGCAATGATTGATGAATCTCCTGATAAAGATAAAGATGGAAATTATTTAGGCACTACTACAAAGTCTGTAAAATATTCAGTATTCGTTCCCATGTTAATAAAAGCAATACAAGAACAACAACAACAAATAGATAAACTTAAAAACTTATGAAAACAATCGAACCCGTCTCAATCTGGGACAACGGACAAACAGTAGAGGCAACTATCTTAAACGCTTACGCTGTAAATGTTACACTAGGAACAAGTGCGACATTCTATTATCAACTACTTTCTCAAACAGCTGAGGGTAATGTAGCTCAACAAGTGGCACAAGGAAACTTGAGCATGACTGGTGAAGCATACGCTCAATGGGAAGTGGACTCCTACGCATGGGACTGGGTAGCATCAGAGCTGAACCTAACCATCACTGGTGACTATGTACCACCTGTAACCGCTGAATAATCATGGCAAAAATAAGCTCATACTCTACAGATTCTACGGTATCTTATAGCGATAAGTTAATCGGGACTGACGCTCAGGACAGCAACATCACTAAGAACTATACTATCGGAAGCATTCTATCAATGCCTCTACCAAGTGTGCCTGTATACGCTAACAACGCAGCTGCAAAGGCTGGTGGATTGGTGGCAGGAAACATATACAGAATCACAGGAACTGATACTGCTGGAGTAGTCTGGTAGTAAGTTGAATTAAATTTAATCTAATGGACATAAGAAAGATATCGGTAGGCCCAGATTACAAGGGCAGCTCAATGCATTACATTGTGGGGCAGAAGGTCCTTGGTGACAGCCATGAGATTCATCTCATCAAGTTTGCCATAGACACAGGATCAATTAGGATTTATATTATCAACGAGAAGCAGGAGGTAGTTCTCTGGAAGGAGTTTAACTATACCATGCCTGTTGCTATTGAATACAATATAAACTACTAATGCAGTCCCCATTTGATTTTATCGTAACACCTGTGAAGGGTGAGCGGTACAACAACACCAAGGATATTGGTGGCATTGAGTTCATTGTCAACACATCAGAGGAAGACCACAGGTTCTCCAACAGATATGGTGAGGTGATTGAGGTGCCCTACGGATACGATGGTCCTATTCAGGTAGGTGATATACTACTAGTACACCACAATGCCTTCAAGTTCTACAACGACATTAGGGGTAGACGTAAGAGCGGCCGTGCATTTTTTAGAGACGATAAGTTCTTCATTGAGCCTGATCAGTTTTTCATGTACCGCAGAAACGGCACATGGAACACTTATAATAGGTACTGCTTTGTTAAGCCTATACCAGCAATTGATTCGTATATTAAGAAGCCATTCACTCACGAGCCACTCATGGGTGAGATGGTGTACCCTAACGAGTACCTTGTATCGCAAGGCATTAAAGCTGGAGACCTAGTATGCTTCAAACCTGACAGTGAGTATGAGTTTGATGTGGATGGAGAGAAGCTGTACAGGATGTATGACCACCAGATAACCATCAAGCTATGAGAGAGATAAAGCTAAAGATAATTGAGGCAGGACACCAGGCTGTAGAGCAGCTTATCATGGTGGCCAAGGAGGCAATCATCAAGCACGATGATGAGGATGAGCTATCTGCTGATAGATTAAAGAATGCCGCAGCTACAAAGAAGTTAGCCATCTTTGATGCGTTTGAGATTCTCAATAGGATAGAGGCTGAGCGTGAAGCTCTTGAGATGTTGGATAAGGGAGTTAACAGAACAGAAACCAAACAAGGATTTGCAGAGCGAAGGTCTATATCGAATCGTTAAGGACTACGTTCCTCAGAATGCTCTTAGTAAGAAGAACAGCGGAAGGACATGGCTGTACGGTTACAATGAGCAGTACGACATGGTCGTTATATCTAGGACCGGAGAGATAGGTGATATCATAAATATCTCAGGGCTATATATTGCCTTGCCTAAGGCACCTAAAGAATGCTTCTCAAGGAGCAAGAGCGTTAGGGATCAGTACTGGGAAAGACAGGACTTACCTAAGGAGCTATCAAAAATACAGTCAATCTTCCACTGGAATGAGATGCCTGCTGAGTTTAAGGACAGGTGGGTAGACTACATTGAGGCAGAGTTTAATAGGCGTGAGGATGGCATGTGGTTCATGAATGATGGTGAGCCTACGTATATCACAGGATCTCACTACATGTACTTGCAGTGGTCCAGCATTGACGTAGGATACGCAGACTACCGTGAGGCCAACCGTATATTCTTTATATTCTGGGAGGCATGCAGAGCAGACTCTAGGGCATTTGGTATGATCTATCTAAAGATTAGACGTTCAGGGTTCTCATTCATGTCATCATCAGAGTGCGTTAACATAGCCACTCTTGCTCGTGACTCTCGTGTTGGTATACTATCTAAGACAGGTGCTGATGCTAAGAAGATGTTCACTGACAAGGTGGTCCCTATTAATAGCAGGCTACCATTTTTCTTCAGACCTATCATGGATGGTATGGACAAGCCAAAGACTGAGCTTGCGTACCGGGTACCAGCATCTAAGATTACTAAGAAGAACATGTCCACTGTCGGAGACAACGATGTGCTTGGCCTTGATACCACCATTGACTGGAAGAACACTGAGGAGAACTCTTACGATGGTGAGAAGCTACTATTCTTGGCACATGATGAGAGTGCTAAGTGGACTAAGCCGAACAATATCCTCAACAACTGGAGAGTAACAAAGACCTGTCTCAGGGTGGGTAGTAAGATTATTGGCAAGTGCATGATGGGATCTACATCGAATGCGTTGAGCAAGGGTGGAGACAACTACAAGAAGCTATACGAGGATTCAAATGTATTAAACAGGAATGCGAATGGACAGACTAAGAGTGGGCTATACTCTCTATTTATACCGATGGAGTGGAACATGGAGGGATTCATTGATAGGTACGGTATGCCTGTACTTAGAAAGCCTGCTGCTCCTATCTTGGGTGTTGACAACCAGATGATTCGCAACGGGGCTATAGACTACTGGGAGGCTGAGGTGGACTCATTGAAGAATGATGCCGATGCCCTCAACGAGTTCTATCGCCAGTTCCCTCGCACGGAGAGCCATGCATTCAGGGATGAGAGTAAGTCATCTATATTTAACTTGACTAAAATCTATCAGCAGATAGACTACAATGACTCCATGATTGAGGGGCAGCTGGTTACACGTGGTGGCTTTCATTGGAAGGATGGAGAGAAGGACACTAAGGTGATATGGACACCTGACCAGCGTGGTAGGTTCTTAATTAGCTGGGTCCCTCCTACTAATATGCAGAACAATGTGATTACTAGGAATGGAATGAAGTACCCTGGCAATGAACACCTTGGCTCATTTGGCTGTGACCCATACGATATCTCTGCCGTAGTGGGTGGGAGAGGATCTAATGGTGCGCTGCATGGTATGACTAAGTACCACATGGACGATGCTCCTGCCAACCAGTTCTTCTTAGAGTACATTGCTAGACCACAGACTGCTGAGATATTCTTTGAGGATGTGCTGATGGCATGTATATTCTATGGTATGCCAGTGCTTGCAGAGAACAACAAGGCACGTATACTGTACCACTTTAAGAACAGGGGCTACAGAGCGTTCTCATTGAATAGGCCCGACAGGGTATTAAATAAGCTCAGCAAGACAGAGCGTGAGCTGGGTGGTATACCTAACTCAAGTGAAGAAGTTAAGCAGGCCCACGCCTCTGCAATTGAGTCGTACATTGAAAAGTTCATTGGGTTTGATATGACATCTACCTACCGACCAGCGGATGAGATAGGCACAATGCCATTCATTAGAACGCTTGAGGACTGGGCTAAGTTTGATATTAATGATCGAACAAAGCACGATGCATCAATCAGTTCTGGATTAGCTATAATGGCAAATCAAAAACATGTATATTTACCAGATAAAAAAGAGTCGAAAATTAGTGTTAATTTCGCGAAGTACGCTAACACTGGAAATCAAAGTCAAATTATTAGATGAAAGATGTCGTAGTCAATATATCTTCAACAGCATTTCCAAGCCAGTTTGTTTCTGATGCTGAGAAAGCTACGCCTGAGTTTGGTCTTCAGGTTGGTCAAGCCATACAGTACGAATGGTTTCGCAAAGATGGAAGTCAATGTAGATATTATAATCAGTGGGCTGAGTTTCATCGCTTGCGTTTATACGCACGTGGTGAGCAGTCCATTCAGAAATATAAGAATGAGTTAGCGATTGATGGTGACTTGTCTTACTTGAATCTAGACTGGACTCCTGTACCTATCCTACCAAAGTTTGTTGACATTGTCGTTAACGGCATGAATGACAGACTCTTTAAGGTTAAGGCATACGCACAGGATGCGATGTCTCAGGCCAAGCGTAGTAAGTATCAGGACATGATTGAGAGTCAGATGCTTGCTAAGGATCTTCTTTCTAAGATACAGCAGGAGACTGGCGTTGACCCATTTGTTACGAATCCAGAGGAGCTACCTCAGACTGATGAGGAGCTATCACTATACATGCAGCTTAAGTATAAGCCTGCCATTGAGATAGCTGAAGAGGAGGCTATCAATACAATTTTTGATGAGAACCACTACCAGGATACACGCAAGCGTATTGACTATGACCTTGCAGTAATTGGTGTAGGCATGGCTAAGCATCAGTTCCTACTAGGGTCTGGTGTTGAGGTGTCCTATGTTGACCCTGCGAATGTTGTGTACAGCTACACTGAGGACCCATTCTTTCAAGACTGCTTCTATTGGGGAGAGATAAAGACTCTTCCTATGACAGAGCTGCTAAAGATTGACCCTACGCTTACACGTGAGCAGATGGATGAGATATCTAAATACTCTCAGAGCTGGTACGACTACTACAATGTTGCTAGGTTCTACGAGAATAGCTTGTTCTATAGAGACACCTGTACCCTACTTTACTTTAACTACAAGACCACTAAGAAGATGGTCTACAAGAAGAAGATTCTTGAGGGTGGTGGGACACGTATTATAGAGAAGGACGATAAGTTCAACCCTCCTGTAGAGATGATGGAGGATGGGAAATTTGAGAAGCTTGAGAAGACAATTGACGTTTGGTATGATGGTGTGATGGTGATGGGCACTAACTTCTTATTGAAGTGGGAGATGTCCGAGAACATGGTTAGACCAAAGTCTTCCTCTCAGCATGCTATACCAAACTATGTAGCGGTAGCACCACGCATGTACAAGGGTGCCATTGAGTCGTTGGTGAGAAGGATGATACCTTTTGCTGACTTGATTCAGTTGACTCACCTAAAGCTACAGCAGGTAATTGCACGTACTGTACCAGATGGTGTGTTCATTGATGCAGATGGATTGAATGAGGTTGACTTGGGAACAGGCGCAGCTTACAACCCGGAGGATGCGTTGAGACTATACTTCCAGACAGGTAGTGTTATTGGCCGAAGCTATACTCAGGATGGTGAGTTCAACAATGCACGAGTTCCTATTCAGCAGCTCACATCGAACTCAGGTGCCGCTAAGACTCAGATGTTGATTGCTAACTACAATCACTATCTAGACATGATTCGTTCTGTGACTGGTCTCAATGAGGCTAGAGATGGATCTAACCCTGACCCTAATGCATTGGTTGGTGTACAGAAGCTTGCAGCTCTTAACTCAAACACAGCTACTAGACACATCCTTGAGAGCGGCCTATTTATCTATAGGTCTCTTGCTGAGGCACTTACATATCGTGTTGCTGATATACTTCAGTACGCTGACTTTAAGGATGACTTTGCAAATAAGATTGGCAAGTACAATGTGTCCATCTTGAATGACATCAAGGACCTGTACATCTATGACTTTGGTATCTTTATTGAGATATCCCCAGATGAGGAGCAGAGAGCACAGCTAGAGGCCAACGTACAGATGGCATTGTCCAAGGGCGACATCAATCTTGAGGATGCTATTGACATCAGAGAACTAAAGAATCTTAAGCTTGCTAACCAGTTACTTAAGATGAAGAGGATTAAGAAGCAGGATAGGGAAGAGAAGATGATGATGCAGAAGCAGGACATGATGGCTCAGCAGCAGTTGCAGTCTCAAGAGTTCGCTGCTCAGGTAGCTATGCAACAGCTCCAGTTGGATACCCAATCTAAGATGCAGATTAAGCAGGCAGAGGTGGCGTTTGATATTGAGAAGCTAAAGGCAGAGGCAGAGCTTAAGAGAATGTTGATGGCTGAAGAGTTTAATTATCAGATGCAGATTGCTGGTGTCAAGGAGACCGCACTTGCTGATAGAGATATGATGAAGGAGGACTCTAAGGCCAAACGTATCAGTCAGCAGAATTCTGAGCAGTCTAAGTTGATTAATCAGAGGAAGAATAACTTACCTCCATTAAGTTTTGAGTCTAACGAGGACACGCTTGATGGGTTTGATATGGCAGAGTTTGAGCCACGTTAAAAAAAAATATATATTTGTAACATAAAATCTAATTAAATGGAAATCAAAGTAAGATCACTAGATGGGATTGAGCCCAAGAGTGTACAAGAAGTAGAAAGAGAACTACTTGAAAAACATGAAAGGGAGATTAACGGTGAAGTTGAGTTGGATACTTCTAGTATTGACAATGCAGTTGAAGACAGTGCTCCTCAAGAGGAGGAGTTATCTGAAGAAAAAGTTCTTTCATATATTGGAAAAAGATACAATAAGCAAATCAATTCATTTGATGAGTTGATGGATCAGAGACAGGCTAATGAAGAATTGCCTGAGGATGTTGCAGCTTATTTGAATTACAAGAAGGAGACTGGTAGAGGCTTTGATGATTTCCTAAAGCTTAGGAAGGACTACGATGCTATGGACCAGAATCAACTTCTTAAAGAGTACCTTGCAGATACGCAGCAGAATCTAGACGATGAGGACATTGAAGTCTTGATGGAGGATTACACCTACGATGAGGACCTAGATGATGAGTCAAAGATTAAGCATGTAAAGATTGCAAGAAAGAAAGCTATTGCCGAGGCTAAGAAATACTTCAATTCTCAGAAAGATAAATATAAGCTTCCGCTTGAGTCAAGTGGTATGGGCTTATCTCCAGAAGAGAAAGAAGAATTTGAGGCTTATCGTCAGTATACAAAACAGTCAAAGACTATAGAGGAGGAAGGTAATCGTAAGCGTAAGTGGTTCGACCAAAAGACAGATGAGGTTTTTAGTAAAGACTTCAAAGGATTTGAGTTCGACATTAACGAGAAGAAGATTTTATTTACTCCGGCATCTGCTTCAGAATTAAGGAGTGCTCAGTCAAGTCCATTAAACTTTGTTAATAAGTTCTTGGATGACAGTGGACTAATTAAGGATGCAGCTGGATACCACAGGTCTTTGTCTATCGCAATGAATCCTGAGAAGTTTGCCAAGTTCTTTTATGAGCAAGGGCAAGCGGATGCTACCGATGACGTTTTACGAAAGACCAAAAATATAAATATGTCTGAGCGTAGAGCTCCTGAGGTTGTTAACAAGGGTGGAATGCAGGTGAAGGCGGTTGCGCCAGACTCTGGAAGGGGTCTAAAAATCCGCAGCATTAAAAAAATATAACAACTAAAAAAACAAAACAATGGCAGTATTAAACACTCCTGGGTTCCAGTTGCAGCCAAGTGCTGAGCAGGTGCCTTTATCAACTAACTACATTACCAACTTTGATTTCTTGAACCAGTATCTACCTGATACTTATGAGAAAGAATTCGAGCGTTATGGTAATCGTACCGTAGCTTCCTTCCTAAGAATGGTAGGAGCTGAAATGCCGTCCAACTCTGACATGATCAAGTGGGCTGAGCAAGGCCGTTTGCATACTAAGTATGTGAACTGTGATTCTTCTGCTGCTGCTGGAGCAGACTCTGCAACTATCACTGTTTCTGATGCTAACGTAACCGCTATTGCGATTCGTGCTGGACAGACTGTATTTATCTCTGATAACGCTACAGGTCTTTCTAACAAGGGTATCGTTACTACTGTTGATACAGCAAATGATACTTTCGGAGTTGCTTACTACGAAGGTGCTGGACAGACTTTCTCTGGAACTGCTGTACTTTCAGTATGGATCTATGGTTCTGAATTTAAGAAAGGAACTGTTGGAATGATCGGATCTTTGGAGGCTGAAGATGAAATCTTCGACAACTCTCCAATCATCATCAAGGATAAGTATGCAGTATCTGGTTCTGACATGGCTCAGATTGGATGGGTAGAAGTAACTACCGAGAATGGTGCTACTGGATACCTTTGGTATTTGAAGTCTGAGCATGAGACTCGTCTACGTTTCGAAGACTATCTTGAGACCGCAATGATTGAAGCAGTTCCTGCTGAGAATGGGTCTGGTGTAGCTAACGCTTCTTTGAACCCATTGTATGGTAACAAAGGTTCTGAAGGTATCTTCTACGTGGTTAACAACCGTGGTAACGTATGGGGTGGTGGTAACCCAACTACTCTTGCTGACTTTGATAGCATCATCTCTCGTCTTGATAAGCAGGGATCTATCGAAGAGAACGTAATCTTCGTTAACAGAGCATTCAGCTTTGACATCGATGATATGTTGGCAGCTCAGAACAGCTACGGTGCTGGTGGTACTTCTTACGGTCTATTTGACAACGATGAGAAGATGGCCTTGAATCTTGGATTCACTGGATTCCGTAGAGGTTATGACTTCTACAAGTCTGACTGGAAGTACTTGAACGATCCTACCATGCGTGGTGGTTTGCCTACTGGTGCATCTGCAACTGGTACTGTAACTGGTCTATTGGTGCCTGCTGGTTCTACAACTGTGTACGATCAGATTATGGGTAAGAACGCTAAGAGACCATTCTTGCACGTTCGTTACAGAGCTTCTGAGACTGAAGATCGTAGATACAAGACTTGGATTACTGGTTCTGCCGGTGGTGCACAGACTAGCGATCTCGATGCAATGGAGGTTAACTTCTTGTCTGAGCGTTGTGTATGTACCTTGGGTGCTAACAACTTCGTGTTGTTCAGATACGGAGCCTAATTTAAAATAACAGGAGGGGCCGATTGGCCCTTCCTTTTAACTTTAAACAAACAAGACCATGATTAAGAAAAAAATAGGAGACCCAATCCTAAAGAAAAAAGGAGGAGACCCAGTAAAAAAAGAAACAGGTCCAGTTAAAGAAGGGTACACAATGCCTGAGTTTACAAAAACTGCTTCTAGAATTGTTGACAAGCCTTCAAAGCCAGCAAAAGCAAAAGATTGGACTAGAAAAGTTTCAAGAGTTAATAAGGCTGCATTGAAAAGATCTGGTGCGGCAGCTGGTAAATCGACCAATATTTTTGGTATGAGAAAAGGACGTTAAACAAACAATATAATGGCAAAGAAAGTAATGGGGCCAGTGCCCAAGAAAAAAGGAGGAGATCCGATTAAAGGACCACGAACACTTCCTGAGGTTACAGTAAAGGCCTCTAGAATTTATGACGAACCAGCAAAGAAGCCTGCTAGTAAAAGAGCATTAATGGATGTTAATCTTACCAAAGGATATAAGATGTCTATTGATACTACAAATATGAACAAGCCAGATAAAGACACCTACAACTATATCATTAAGGATGCAAGTGGTAAGGTTACATCAAAGGGGAACATAGCTACTAGTGAGAGTAAGTTTGGAGCTAATCAATTAGTTAAAAAGCTTAAAGCAGGGAAGTAATAATTAACTGAGGGGGTCGCTGTGGCTCCCTCTATTTTAAATCTTTAAATCTAATCAAATGAAAAAGCAATCAATAAGTTCTGACAAAGTTTACAAACTCAAGGGAGAGTCTGCTCCTTTATCTTTTACTCTACCTTCAAGAAATACTAGAAGGTATCCACTCCTTTACTTTGATGAGGAGAATAATGTCAACAGACCACTAAGGTACGCCATCAATCAAAAGTCTCCATTTGAGGATGAGCAAGATGGCAACGCAATTGTAGAGCCAATCATCTTTGAGAATGGCTTCCTATCAGTTCCAAGAACTAACCCTGTACTACAACAGTTTCTTCACTACCATCCACTTAATGGCTTATCATTTATTCAGGTTGATTATGAGAAGGATGCAGCTAAGGAAGTAGAGCAGCTTACATCTGAAGTAGATGCATTGATTGAAGCACGTCAACTTAGTGTTGATCAGATGGAGACAATTGCTAGAGTATTGTTCAGTAAAGATCCAAACAAGTTCACAACATCTGAGCTTAAGCGTGATATCTTGATTTATGCAAAGAGAGATCCAAAGGGATTCTTGAATATCCTACGTGATCCAATGCTAAAACTTCAGGCAAATATCCATGTGTTCTTTGAGAACAAGTTACTGGCGTTTAGAAATAATAACAAGGAAGTGTGGTTTAATACACCTTCTGTAAAGAAAAAGATGCTTACTGTCTCTTATGGTGATGACCCATACTTTGCCGTGGCTCAGTTCCTAAAGACAGATGATGGCATCGATGCTTTGAAAATGTTAGAAAATAATTTAGATTTGTAGGCATAGTTTTTTTTGGGCTTAAGTTTAAAAATGGGGGTGTAATAACACCCTCTTTTTTTTTGTTTATATTTGTAAAAAGACTAGAATGATCAACTCAGTTCGAAATACCGTATTGGCAATTCTGAACAAGAATAATTACGGATACATCTCCCCATCTGACTTCAACCTGTTTGCCAAGCAGGCTCAGCTAGAATTATTTGAGGAGTACTTCTCTGAGTACAATGATACTATTAACAAAGAGAATGCTCGTGTTTCAGGTACTGACTATGCAAATGTTAGAAAAACTTTAGAGGAAGCGATTGAATTGTTCGCTACTACATCTACGCTCACTCAGGTGGCTTCTGCTTCAAATAGATATTATCTGCCATCAGTAACAACGACTGGCTTTGATTACTTTATGATCAATAAGATTCTTGTGTATGATGGATCTGGTGCCACTAGAGTATTCAAGGGGGAGGCTGACAAGGTAACTCATGGTAAGATTACGATGCTGATTAACTCTAACTTGACTGCTCCAACAGAAACATTCCCTGCTTATACTCAGGAAGGTAGCATACTTACCGTATACCCATCAACTATTAATCTTGCTAACGAGGTGGATGCCAACTACTTCAGGTATCCAAAGGACCCTAAGTGGACATTCACTACGCTAACTAATGGTGAGCCTGTGTTCAATCAATCTGCTGGGTTAGGATACCAAGACTTTGAGCTACCTATAGAGGATGAGATAAAATTAGTTACAAAAATTCTTCAGTATGCCGGTATGTCTATACGTGAGATTGAGGCAGTTCAATTTGGTGGAGCTGAAGAACAAAAACAATCACAATAATCATGGCATACATCACTCAAGAAAAGTACTACGAAAATAACGGGGTAGCTCCTGTAGATGCAAACTGGGGATCGTACCAGTATGTCAGCTTACAGGACATTGTCAATAACTTCTTGTTGATGTACTCTGGAAACCACTCATTGGTGAATAATGAGGAGCGGTATAAGATTTTGTTTCATGCCAAGAGAGCAATACAGGAGCTGAACTACGATGCATTCAAGCAGGTAAAGGTTCTAGAACTAACTGTAAATGATACACTTAAGTATATCCTACCATCTGACTATGTCAACTGGGTTAGGGTAAACCTATATAAGGATGGGTATCTAAGACCATTAACTGAGAACATTCAAGTTCTTTCTTCATTGGCTTACCTTCAGGATAACACTGGAAGGATATTGTTTGACCAACAAGGTAATGCATTGTCCCCTGAGTTTTCTGAGATTGACTTACAGAGATTAGAGGGTATCAAGAGAAGTATATACTTGAATCCTCAGAGCCCATACGATGGTCAAGAAGGATGGAACATGGATGGTAACTGGTACTTTGACTATGGGATTGGAGCGAGATATGGATTGAATACTGAGACCGCTAACTTCAACCCTACATTTAATATTGATGCCAAGAGTGGTGTGATTAACTTCAACTCAGACATGTATGGCGAATCAGTGATATTAGAGTACATATCTGATGGGCTTGAGAATGGGAATGATGCGAGTGTTAGTGTAAATAAATTGTTTGAAAAATTTATTTATGCGTACATTACGTATGAAATATTAAACTCTAAGCTTGGTGTACAGGAGTACATTGTGAACCGTGCAAGAAAAGAGAAGACTGCTCTTCTAAGAAATTCTAAAATAAGATTGAGTAACATTCACCCAGGTAGACTATTGATGAATCTACGTGGCATGGACAAGTGGTTGAAATAATATGACTAACATCACAAGAAACTTCATAGCTGGGAGAATGAATAAGGTCGTTGATGAACGACTCATTCCTGATGGAGAGTATATCGATGCGCTTAATGTTCGCATGGGGTCTACTGAAAACTCTGAGATTGGTGTCATTGAAAATACTAAGGGCAACAGCAAGTTAACTACAGTTAAGTATGTTAATGGAACAGCACTAAGTTCTTCTGCTAGATGCATAGGCACTATAGCGGACAACACCAACGAGACTATCTATTGGTTTATCCATGACTCCAACTTCCCAGTAGGTGCTACAGGTAAGCTTGATATGATTGTGTCATTCAACGTGTACAACAACATATTGACCTACCACTTGATTAGTATCAACGATGGGGGTGGTAGTAATACTACGCTAAATTTTAACCCTGAGTATCTAATTACAGGGGTAAGTATTATTGACAACTTAATATTCTTCACTGATGACTATAACCCACCGAGGGTAATAAACATACTGAAGAACTACCCTGATCCTGTTGGTAACATAGACCAGTTTAGTGCTGAGTCTATTCTTGTTATTAAGAAGCCACCGGTGCAGTCACCTAGCGTTACATTAATAAATACGGGTGATCAGAATAACTTCCTAGAGAGTAGGTACATATGCTTTGCGTATCGATACGAGTATGAGGATGGGGAGTACAGTGCCACATCTCAGTGGTCTGCTCCTGCGTTTCAACCTAAGCAGTTTAGCTTTAGCATTAACAGCTACCTCAATGATGGTATGCAGAATCAGTTTAATGGTGCTAGAGTAACTTACAATACAGGTGGTCCACTAGTAGTTGGTATTGACTTATTGTTTAAGGATACCAATAGCAATGTGATTAAGGTCATTGAGAAGCTTAATAAGGCTGACCTTGGATTCACTAATAATGAAGACCGTACATACACATTTACAAATAGTAAGATATTTACCGTTCTACCTGAAAGTGAGCTGCTTAGATTGTACGACAACGTACCATTGCTGGCTAAGGCTCAGACCATCATGGGCAACAGACTCATGTATGGCAACTATGTTGAGGGGTATGACATGGTGGATGCTAATAGTAATCCTGTAAAGCTTGAGTACTCTACGCAGTTAATATCTGATGAGCTTGACAACTCTGAGATAACAAATTCTTTTACCTCAGGAACCTATAATTTTGGCGGTGCTCAGACGATTCCAGGCTCAGTGGTGTTACTAGACCTTATGCCATTTGAACTCGTTGAGGGGGCCTCTATTACGCTTGATATAACCTTTGATCATCAGGGGTTCTCAGGTGATACTCCGTTCCCTACAGAGACTAATGATAGTGTATCTCTTAACTTCTCATTTGTACTACCTAAGGATTACTCATCAGTATATGAGCTGGCAAGTAGTGATGAGTTTCAAGATGCTATAGGAACTATTTCTAATGTCACTACTGTAGCAAACTCTTGTAATGGGACAACATTTACCGACCAGTTTAACTGCTCACTGCTACAGAACTTAAATGCTTTGATTAAATACCAGAGTGGTATTGGATCTGCTGGTCAGGGTCTGGGTATCATCACATCACCAGGGAGCCCATACATAGGCATACAATTGCTTACAATGAGGTATGTCAATAATACGACTACCCCAACAGTAAACGTGTACGAGTACTATGAGTTTACTAATGTTAATGCGTTCTATCAGAAGATAAACTCTTCAAGAAGCTTGCATAGCAATAGAGGATATGAGATTGGCATCGTGTACATGGATGAATTTAACAGGTCAACAACTGCTTTAGTCAGTCCAAACAATACTGTTCACATACCATGTTCAGCATCTGATACAAAGAACTCAATACAGGTTACTATACCTTCAACTCAGAAGCCACCATATTGGGCAACACGATATAAGTTTGTGATTAAGCCTGATGAGGAGAACTATGACACAATATATAGCACAATATTCTTCAATGATCCGCTAACTAATAACGTGTTCTTCTTGCTTGAGGGCGAGAATGCCAGAAAGGTTCAGCAGGGAGATAGACTAATTGTAAAGGCTGATACTAATGGTCCTACACAGAATTGTGTGTACACTACTGTGCTTGAGAAAGAGTCTCAGGTAGAAGGATTCATTGAGATACCAAGTGATCTAGATCCAAACGTAAATATCCCTGTACCTGCTGGTGTATACATAAAGATTAATCCAAATAACTTCGCTGTAGTTAAAGGCCAGGATGACATTATAGCACCAGGTACTATTCAGGTAGATGAGAATAATGGAGGGGACTACCCAAGATTAAGTTATCCAATGAACTCTAAGAGGGTAGCTGGATATGATTCTCCTGCTAATCCTACATGGGTATATGAGGACTATACTGTACCTGCTGGTAGTAGGATAAAGATAAACCTTAAGTTCCAAAGACTTGGTGTAGGTAAGGGCAATGGTGATTGTGAGAAGAGAATATATACTCTAGAGAAGACCATGATTGCATCTGCTGACTATAACAACATGGTCGATTGGTTTAATGGAGACAATGTTCAAGTAGTTCTAGATCAGGGTATTCAAGATGTAGGAGGGGATGGATGCGAAATCCAGAATGACTACATATCTACAGTATATAATTATAATACAGGGTCAGCAACAGCTGCTATTTCTGATCCTGAAACATGTACTAACAAGTATCGATTTGCTAGAAACACAGTCACTAATGAGTTGTCACTTGTTATGTCTGGCACCGTTCGTTGTACTGGTACACTTTATAGAAATTCTAGAAGGTCTACTATTATTGCTACGTTCGAGGTGTTCCGTGCTGACTCAACTATTATATTTGAGACTGAGCCATCTGATGCATCTCCTGATATATTCTTTGAGAATGACTTGTCTCTTCCAATTGTAAATGGATACCACACTGGTAACGTTCAGAATCAGACAATATCAGCATCAGCAATTATTGACACGCAGTTCTTTAACTGCTTCTGCTTTGGCAACGGGGCGGAGAGCTATAAGATTCTTGACTCAATTATTGGTAGGACACTTACATTAGGTAACAGAGTAACTGCTGTATCTGCTCAGGACTATAGAAGGGTTAGGAGATTTGCAGACATGACCTATAGTGGTGTGTATAACTTTGAGAGTAATGTTAATAAGCTCAATGAGTTTAACCTTGGTCTGCTTAACTACAAGTACCTTGAGGTATCATTTGGACCTATCTATGTTTTAGATGGTCGTGAGACAGATGTGCTTGTACTACAGGAGGATAAGATATCCTATGTGCTTGCCAGTAAGAATTTGATTTCTGACTCAGCAGGTGGTGGTGCTATCTCATCAGTGCCTGAGATACTTGGTACTCAGATAGCTAGACAAGAGGAGTTTGGCATTAGCTTCCACCCGGAGAGCTATGTTCAGTGGGGATACGATAGATTCTTTACAGATGTAAAGCGTGGTGCAGTAATTCAATTAAGAGGCAATGACCTTGCTGTAATCTCTGAGATGGGGATGAGGACTTGGTTCAGAGATGAGTTCATTCAGTCATTCAATACTCAGAAGCTAGGCGGATATGATCCGTATCTAAATGAATACGTTTTGACTACCAACTCTGAGGAGTTACCTAGGCCAGTGGAATGCTTATCATGTGGTGTTGCTCAGACATTTACTATACCTACAGGGAATACACAAAATTATTGTGTTGACTTAGGTCAGGCTGTTGGACTTACAACATTGACTTATACTGTACCTGCTGGGTCTACTGCATCGTTTACTATATCAGTAACTTACAATGGCGTTACTCAGACATCTGGACCTGTAACTACATCAGGATCATTGCAGTTTAATAAGAACTCTAACTCTGTTAACGTAAGTACGGTTGCGATAATTGCATCGAATCCTTTAGAGATAACAGTAAGACATAGCTGCCCTGTTCAACAGGCTCTAACTATTGTTAATGTGACTCTTACTAGTGTGGTTGATGCAGGTAAGTTTATCCACAATCAGTACAGATATACTGATGGATCTTTTGTATCACCATTGCAATCTACTCTTGTTACATTTGCTACAGGAAGCGCAAGTCCTATAGTATCTCAATACAATACAATTGTAGGGGCGGAAGGAACATCAGGTATACCAACAGGAGGATCAAGCTTACAGATTATATCTAATAAGATTGACTTTGATACATTTGATTTTGTGTTAGGACAGGATAAGTTTAGATATCTTCGTAGCAATACGCTATACGCAAACAATCCTGCTAACATTGCATCATTGATTGCTGCATCTACGGTGGTTAGTCCAATAACTGGCAGTGCTGGATTCTTCTCAGGATCATTCACTGTACCTAGCAGTGGAAATTATCTTTATCTAATTTGGGATTACAGAAACTCAGCCCCTGTAACTCTTTGCTACTCTAATACAACTACTCTAGACGCATGCTGCGGCTGCGCATAAACAAGTTAATATGGCAACATCAGGAACATTTTATTTAGATGCCCCATCACTTAGCACTGCTTCGGTGGTATACTCAAATGCTGCGTTGACTACAGTGGCTGCAAATGGTTTCTATTCCGATGGGTCTATTGTTAGAGAGCAGTTATCTGGAGTGCTATTACCTCAGCAGACTTGCCCTGCCTGTGCTGTTCCATGTGGAAGTACAATAAATGCCAATGGTACACAGGGTGTGTATTATTTAAATACAAATCTTGGTAGCCCTACTGGAGCGGTAATTGTTAGGTTTAATCCTACAGCTGTGCCAGAGGGAATTAAAGCTGTTTATAATAGTACTGTTTACAATGGATTATCATCTCCAACATTTGGATGGAGACAAGGTACAGCAGGGTTAACTACTTATCTTGGGTCATCATCTGATGCTTGTAGCAGTGGCATAGTTTCAGGGTCACCTTATACACTTAATGAATTCCAATATAATGGGACAACATTTGCTCCATTAGGTACTACAGAACCTGTGACTATAGCCGCAGGTCAGCTACAACTTACTGCTTCTGCTCCGGGCAATTGCGTTATGGTTATACCTAAGACAGCGGCATCTCCATCTATTCTAAACCTTACATTTGTTGGGCCATGTACTGGTGCTGTATTTAGCGTTTCAGTTTCATGCCCAGCTGCGCTACCATCGTTTGATTCAAGCACAGTGAACGCCAATAGTGAATTGGCTTGCGCTGATGCTATAGACCAAACGTATTACGTAGCTCATGTGAATGGAGCTGCTGGTGTTCTGGGATTATACGACTTAGTATTTAGCGATGCCAATGGCCAGTTTAAATTAGCAGCAGGGTTCTACAAGACTAATGACGCAGGTGCTAACAATTGGTATCAGGTGGATGCAAATGGAGCAATTGTTTTATTTGGTACTTGTCTAGTTCCAGTTCCTTGTGGAGGATCAATAAATGGTAGTGGAGGTCAGGGTGTGTATTATGTTGAGACAAGTGTAGGCACTGGTACTGGGGCTATTGTTGTTAAGTTTAACCCACAAGGTCTAGCTGATGGAATATTGGCCACGTACAATAGTGTGAACTATAACGGTGTATCTTCACCGACAGAAGGATGGCTTCAGGGCACAGCAGGATTACCTACTTTTATTGGTAATTCAGATTGCAGTATAGTAGCAAATTCGCCTTATCCTAGTATTTCAGAGTTTGAGTACAATGGAACTACTTTTGCTTCATTGGGTACAACTACTAGTGTTTCAGTAGCATCAGGTCAAATGCAACTTACTGCATCAGCACCGGGTCTATGTGTTATGGTGATACCAAAGACAACAGCTAGTCCATCCTTATTGAACCTTAGTATATTTGGAATTTGCTCAACAACTCTATTTAATGTAAATGTTATATGCCCAGCTGCTTTGCCATCATTTGCATCTAGCCTTAATAATTTTGACAGTTCAACTGCTTGTACTAATGCTATTGACCAGACATATTATGTTGCATATGTAACTGGTGGTGCAGGAGTTCTTGGATTGAATGACTTGGTATTCAGTGATGCTAACGGCCAGTTTAAACTAAGTGCAGGCTACTATAAGACTACCGCTGCTGGAGCTAACAATTGGTATCGAGTAAATTCAAATGGCGTAATCATTCAATTTGGAACTTGTCCTTAATAACTATGGCGAACTATACACTATCATATAGCGAATCTGCACAGGGGTGGCCTTCATTCTACTCCTTCAATCCTGACTACATGCTTGGGATGAACAACTACTTCTACACATTCAAGGGAGGGAACTTGTATCGTCACAACGTGAATGAGACCAGGAACAACTTCTATGGGACTCAGTATAATTCTAGGATTCAGAGTGTGTTCAACGTGTCTCCTCTTGAGAATAAGATATTCAAGACTCTTAATTTAGATGGAAGCAATAGTTGGGATACACTAATGGAGACAGACATCCAGACCTCAGGCTTTATTAATGCTGCTTGGTATGAGAAGAAGGAGGCATCATGGTTTGCATTTGTACGGAACGCAGGTACGGTACCAGCACAGCCATCTGAGTACGCACTTAGATCAGTGAATGGTATTGGCTTAAGTCAGAACGTAACTGGTGCTGCATCAGCATTGAATGTATCGTTCCCTATTAGTCCAGACCTAACAGAGATTGGAAGCATAGTAAGTGTAGGGGACTACTTATACTACAGCCTACCGCCTAGTTATAGTACGCCAGTATTGTGTGGTCAGATTACTAGCATTGTGGTGGACTACCCAACTGGTGCCAATAGGATAGTTGTGAATGCATCAATAGCAGGTGGCAGTGTCCCAGGTATAACTACCCCGTTCTTTATGTATATTAAGGGATCGGTAGCTGAGTCTCACGGAGTACTAGGACATTATTGTATATTTACACTAGAGAATAACAGCACTACTAAGGTTGAGCTATTTGCAGTTGAGTCTGAAGTAATGAAAAGTTATCCTTAAATTTATGGGAATATTAGTAAGACAACTAAATGCAAACGACTACGATGACATACTTGTCAAGTGGTGGAATGACTGGGGTCTGGATGCACCGGCTAGAGATTTCTTACCTGATGATGCTACGAGCGGACTGATTGTATTTGATGGGGATGAGCCAGTATGTGCTGGGTTCATTTATACCATGAACTCAAAGGTTACTTGGGTTGAGTGGATAATATCTAGCAGGACCTATAGAAAGAAGCCAGCAAGGAAAGAGTGTTTGGATTTATTGATTTATACGCTTACTCAGGTTTGTAAAATTAAAGGGGCGAAGTATGTGTTCTCAAATAATAACAACAAGCATTTAATTGAGGTCTTTACTAATAGTGGGTACATCAAGGGGTGTACAAATTCAACAGAGTTAATAAAAATATTGTAATATGGGACTAGAAACAGCAGCCATAATTGGTATATCAACAGCAATAGCAAGTGCAGGAGCATCTGCTGGACAGGCTGTTAGCGCAGGACAAGCAGCTAGAAATGCAAGAAATAATTCAGAGATTGCTTTTGATAAAGCTATGAAAGAATTGAGTGCAAATCAAATGGCTAAAATTGGACTTCCAATGGATGTCATTGATCGTCAGCGTGATGCGATTACATCATCAGCGGCACAAATTACTCGGCAAGCTGCTGAAGGTGAAGGACGTGGTGTAGCTGCAACAGCAGGTCGTGTTCAGATGGCTGCACAAGAAGGGCAAAGAGATATAGCATCAGACATAGGTCAGCAATTAATGGGTCTTGAAACAGCAACTGCTCAAGAGGAGGCAAGATTAAGTGCGGCTAGAGCAAACCTAAATTTGGCTGAGGCAGAAGGTGCTCAGGCAGCAGCTGCTCAGGCTGGAGCTCAACAAGATGCTGCTATTAAAGGGGTATTTACAGGACTGCAATCAGCAGGTCAGCAATACCTGGAGGGTAGTGAGCTATATAAAAAGAATGAGGGAACCAAGGAGCTTGCAAATTTGAAGAAAGAATATGAAGCTGCTGTCAAGGACAAAAAGGTTGGTAAAAGATTCCAAGATGCTCAAGGTAATATACTTCCATTTGAAGATATCCTACCAAGAATACAGGCTCCTAATGTTGAGCTATCTGGATTGCAAGGATTGCAAGGCGCACAGATTACTGACTACTTTGTTAAGAGACCATCGGTTACAAAATCTTTATTAGGAATGTCTTTCGAGGACAACAATTTGTTTCAACCATCTGTAGCTACAAGTGCCAATAAATTTATGCCTTCTGTTTCTGGAGTTAACCCTTCATTAAAGTTTAATACAAAAACTCTTGGATTTTAATATATGGCGAGCTACTATAAATTTGCTGAGAGAGAGGCTGACAGTTTTGTAAACTGGGCAGAGATTGGAAAGGGGCTTACCGACATGCTTCAGGAGCAGGTTAAAATCCGTGAGGATAAAAGAACTGCTATAGACCAGGCTACTAGAGAGAATCTAAAGAGAGTAGCTGAGGCACCTACTGGAGACCACACTAGTCTTAATACTTGGACTCTTGAGTATGCAGACAATGCAAGAGAGGCTATCTTATTGCAGGATAGATTACTCAAGTCAGGTGCACTGAAGTTGAAGGACTACACTGTCATGAGACAGAACCTGAACGATGGTACTGATGAGTTGTTTAGCGTTATTAAGAACTACCAAAATGCGTTCAAAGAGAAGAGAGATAGGATGATAAGCAATGATCCTGCTAATAAGTCTCAAGCTTTTGAGATGGACTTGATGGCATACTCTGAAATGTTTGGAGACTTCTCTAAGTCAAAGGCTATCATTGACCCTAATAACTTTATGGTTAATGTTGGTATCATGGAACCTGATCCTGAGAATCAAGGGGTAATGAAAGTTGGGAAGCAGATTGCTCCCTCTGGATTCCTAAAGAAGATTCAGAATACCAAGGTAGATTATTTCGATTCTAATGCTGCTGCTGATGCTGCAAGTAAAAGCTTTGGTGGCTTTACTGAATCTACTATTCAAGATTTGAGCAGGCTACAAGGTAAGGTGGTAACGATTGAGGATGTAAGGAGAAGACCTGGATACGAGGAGGCTATTAATGAAGAGCTTAATTCATTCTTCTCTAATCCATTTAACATGACATCAATTCTTACTAATGATTTAGTTAAGGATAAGAATGGAAATGCATACGTGTCAAATATATCTGGTAAGAAGGGGAACGTAATTGAGTACGTGTATGATCCTCAGACAAACTACTATAAGCCAAACCTAACAGCAGAGCAAGAGCAAGCTGCTAGAGATTACATGAGACGTAAGATTGAGCAGAGACTTGATATAAAACTTAAGGAAGATCCGTTCAATAAGCCACAGCCACAAGTAGTAAAGTCTGAAGAACCAAAACCTAGCGGTCCTCCTATTAATGTTCAGGAAACATATTTATCAAGAGTTAAACAACAAACAGGATTGAGTGAAGATACTTTTTCAAATAAAAGATTAGATACTGTAAATAATCTTAAATCAATTCTTGCTAAAATTCCTAATGGAACTCAAATATCTGTTGAACCAGATCCAAATTCAAGTGGAGTAATTAATCTTAAGGATGGAGATAATGTCATTAAATCATTTTATCTCTATGAACGTGATCCAGAAATTAGGAAAGGATATTTGAATGAGTTTACAGAAATCATTTCTAACTTAGCTGGAACAGATGGTATGATTGATTACCTTTCAAGGACAGGAGGAACACAACAATCAGAATCATCAGGAACACCACTACCATCCAGATAATAAATAAAAAATGGAAGAGCAATTACTAAAAGAATACGTTGGTACCTATCTTAATCCTAAGTACAACGGTGATTGGGATGTAGTTAATTCAAAGTTCCCTGAATTGTCTGGAGTTGATAAGGAGATTTTAAAAGAATATGTTGGGACCTATCTCAACCCTAAGTATAATGGGGACTGGAATGTGGTAAACTCAAAATTCCCAGAGTTATTTCCAGCAGGTAAATCTGCTGCTGAGCCAGTAAAAAAAAAAGATACGGTATCACCATTTGTGGATGGTGGTTCGGAGCTTACAAAGTTTGACCCAAGTACTGGTAAAGTTGTACAGGAGACTCCTGATTTCACTAAGCCAAAGCCTGAGGTAAAAGTACCTGAGCAGAAGCTACCTGCACGTGCTGAGTTTCAATACCAGCCTGGCAAGCCTTTGCCTGAGCAGAAGACAGCACCACTTCCAAAGTTTGTTGAGGAGCAGTTATCTGCTGTTAAACCAGAGCTTATAGGAAAGACTGAAGAGAATGTTGTACCACAACTTAAGTATCAGTTCGGTCCACTAGGATTTAAGTTCGAGGAGACTAGAGCTGGAGATTACATGATGGCTACATCTCCATCTGGAGAATCTATTTATATTTCTTTAGACGTTGTAGATAAGAAGGATAAGGAAGTCGAAGCCAATAAGCTAAATGCATTTTTAAGAAAGGGTGCCACCACTGTAAAGAACTTATCTACTCTACAGAAGCAGTACACAGATGCCAATAAGAAGATTGTATCTCAGAAGGAACTTGATGAGTCTCTGGCAAGCATCAATGCAGAGGAGACCAAAATCATGGCAAGGAACGCTGAGTTTGTTAAGGCACAGAATAAACTAGAGGCAGAGAAAGCACAACTAGAAAGTGTTCCTGCACAGCAAAGAAACAATCCAGCTTACATTGCTAGAGTAAATGACTTTATATCAAGAGCAGACCAGTTCAGTGGTGAGTTCCAGACATTCGTAAAAGATGCTGAAGACTTATCAAAGAGAGGACAGCAATTAAATAAGTCTATAGGCAAGTACACTGAGATGAAAGCCGAGCAAGGCACATGGTATGGTGCTGGGTTAAATGCATTTGCTAACAAGTCATACTATAATATGGCTAAGGGATTCACTGGTCTTACTATTGATTTGCTAGGTGAGTTTCTTCCAAAAGAAGCCTTGATGAGTCAAGATGATTACGAGAAAAACTTTATTGATCAAGCCAAGAAGGAGGGTATAGCGATACCTGAAGGAGAGGATTTTGCTGATCTTACTAGCAAAATGGATGCAGAGACAATCGCAAGGATTGAAAATAAGGTTAGGGACTTATCGAAGAAGATTGTCAAAGGAGATATGATGGAGTCCTTAGGAGTCACATCAGACATGATGATGAAGGCTAGTGGGGTTTCTCCAGAATACTATAAATCAATTGAGAATAATTTTGTAGGCGGTGCTTTACTTGGCACACTATCATCTATACCGGCAATGGCTGGTGGATCATTAACAAGAACTGTATTAATGGGATCTCAAATATTGGGTGGTATAGATGAGGAGATGTCTAATGATCCTGCGTTTGAAGGGATATCAGAGAATGAGAAGTACCTTGTTAAGGGGCCAATAACAGTAGCTGTTGCCCTGCTTGAGAAGGCTGGATTAAGCAACTTATTAAATCAAAAAGGTTTCTTAAATGGATTGGTTCTTAAGGCATTAGGAAAGGCTAGTGCAGGAGCGAGTTATAAAACTCTAGGTGGATTGATTAGTAATGAAATAGATAATGTTGCTGCTAGAGGTGCTTTGACATTAGGGGCTGGTTTCCTAGCTGAGGCTGAGACAGGTGCATTACAGGAGGTAGCTGACATCACGGCCAAAGAAATTTACAATATGGCTAAGGAGAAGGAGATGTTTGATACTCCTGATTCTGTAGTTAAGTTTATAGAGCAGGTAGGTAAGGCTGGTTTACAAGAAGGTATTGGCGCAGGTGTTCTTGCTGTCCCCGGATCTGTATCTGCTGCCTATACTGGTAAAGGATTCTTAGGTATGGATGATGCTCAGTTTGCTATGTTTGAAAAGATGGCGAACGACTCAAACATTCAGAAGGGATTCGTTGCTAGGCTCAAGTCTAGAATTAATAACGGTGAGATTACTGCTGCTGAAGGCAAGGACATACTTAATAATTACAGAAATTCTGTAGGCTTATTCAACTCATTACCTGAAAACCTTGACATGCAAGGTAAGAAGGAGGCTATGAACTTGCTTAAGGAGAAGCGTGACTTGGAGAATCAGATTGAGGGTAAGGATCAAGCATTGACAGTACCTCAGCGTAATAGAGTAAACGAAATAAATCAACAACTTACTAAACTATCAGAAGATGCCGTTCAAAAGCAAGCAGCAGGTGAAGTACCTGTACAGCCAGGAGCCACAGTTGGCCAAGAAGTGGCGCAAGGAGAACCCCAAGCAGAACCTCAAGTCGTTACCGAAGAAAGTCAAGCCCAAGAAGTAACTCCTACATTAGACTTAGATGGAGAGATATCCTTACTTGAGCAGCTACTTGCAGAGGAGGAGACTGTACCTACTGTATCAGCTGGTATATCAATCTCAAGTGATACTGATGTTGAGGAGTTAAGAAATAGAACTCAGTCAAGATCCCAGCAGGCCACTACAAAAGAAGAGAAAGAATCTTCTAGCACAAGATTAAAGATTATTGACACAGCAAAAAGAGCTATCAATACATTGAAGTCAGTGTTCCCTGATATTGATATTGTAATGCATGAAGACGAGGGCAGCTACAATGCTGCTATGCAGGAGATAGGTGGTAAAGCTGGATCTAGAGGAAACTTCTTTAGTGATACAGCTGATGGCAAGACAACAGGAAGGATTGATATTAACTTATCTAACGCCAACTCCAGAACAGTAGCTCATGAGATTGCACATGGTATACTAATAAAGACCTTTGGAGATAATTCAAACTTGTTCAATGACTTTAGAACAAGGGTATCGAAAGTACTTAAGGGTGATGTAAACAAGCAGTTAAATGATTTTGCTGATCAGTATGTTGATAAAAATACAGGTGAGCTACTAGATGTAAACCATGAAGAGTTCTTAGCTGAGCTAACTGGTATATTGGAACAGCAGGAAGCTAACTTATCTGTGACTACAATGCAGAAGGTTGCTGCGTTAATCAATGAGTTTGTATCTAAGATTACAGGTGGTAAGTTTAAACCATTTGAGGACACTAAGAATACCAAGGATGTAGTTGACTTCTTTAATACTATTTCTGGTGCTATCAGAGAGGGTAATGAGATACAACAACTAAATAGTCAAGAGCCATACTCTTCAGGTGTAGCACTACCTGTAATTAATCCTAATGAATTTGTTGGTAAGAAGTTTAGATCTCAGCTTGAGATAGGTGATTATAAATTCCCTTCTGGTATAGACATTCTTAGAATAGCTAATCTTCCTATAAAGACTTTAACCGAATTGGTAAAGCAGTATGAAGGTAGAGTTGTTATTATTACTAGTGATGCGACTGGATATGGAGTAGATAAAAATGGAGATCCTATCTTAGGTGGATTTGGATTTGCATCTAACGAAAAGAATGTTACCGATGGTATAGGATTCGCAAGTGTTAGTACTGGAACAGTAAAAGGAACTTATACAGCAGCAGAAAAAGCATACGGGTCTGGTAAGACTCTTGTGCTAATAATGATTCAACCTCCTCATACAACCATTAATAATTCCTATGGTTCTAAGTATATCCTAAGAGGACTAAAACAAATAGCGGCTTCTTCTAAGGAAGAGTTAATAAAAACTAAGGAAGCAATTAAGAGCTTTATAAAAGGTTCTACTACTATTCAGAAAGAATTAAAAAAGACTGACGCTAATCAAAAGAGAGGATCAGAAAAAAGATTATTTGATTTTATTGATAGCATAGATGAGAACACTAATTTAGAAGAGGCAGTTAAAGAGTTCTTAAATGATACTACTTTTACAATAAGAACAGTCCTTGGTCAAGGAATATTGTTTAAGAATAAAGACATTAGAGCAAGTAAGTCTACTAACTATAGTAAGATTGCACTTAATAATGTTGGGTACAACATATATGATTTCCTTAAGGAGTACGGAGACAATACATTCTTGACAGATGATTTAATTCTAAATAATACTGGAGGGTATGTGGTTGGTGGATTTGAATTAGATGTACTTCCAAAAGAACAGAGAGAGGCTTTAATAAATGATACTCAAAATAAAGGTATAGTTCACCCACTATTCAATGCAAAACTTCCAGGTACTAATCACTTTAGACTTGATGCTCTTTATGGTGTCCAAGAAAACTTTGCTGAATATGCAGTGCCTGACACACAGATATCTTTATCCAAAGAGGAAAGAGATGAGTTAGTTAGGGAGCTTTACAAAGATGATAATTTCTATAAGGCTTCGGCTAGAAATCTACCTTTAGAGGAAAGGTCATATACAAATCTTACTGTTCCGGCTAAGACTGAATTTAAGAATAATTATTTAAAGCCTAGAGGATTACTTATTGAAGCGGTGCCTAATGTTTCAACAAAGGTGGCAAAGGGCGAGGGATTTATTCCTAAAAAAGGTGCAGCAAAACAAATTGCTAAAGGTGATTTTGTAAGCAGAGCACAGTTACCTGGCAATGATGCCCAGAGAATAGTTAAGGTTGGACGTGATAATGGATTGTCAGACCAAGCGATATCAAATGTATTAGAGAAGCGTGGCTTCACTCAAGGTGCCATTGATATTGCGTTGGGTAAGACTAAGCCTACTGTTAAGAAGGCACCTAGTGCTGAGAAAATCGTAGGTAAGCCAGTAAAAAAGAAAGTAACTGTCGATGAGAGCGCAGCACTGAAGGACCAGATACGGCTTGAGGCAAGAGCTGCTCGTGAAGCCAAGGGAGATCTCAATGATAAGAGAAAGGCATTGGCTGCTAAGGTATCTGCATTGGAGGGCAAAGGTACAGTTACCACTAACCAGGCAAAGGCCATTGTAAAAAGGATTGAGAAAACTAATCTAGACAATCCTATCATGGTAGATAGGTTGCTTGCATACATTGAGAAGGTATTTGACAATGCCAACTATGCTGATGACATGGATGAGCTAAGAAAGCTACAGCGTCAGGCTAGGTCTAGAAACCACACGTCAATGAAGAATCTTGTTGACAAGTTTACGTCTATTAATCCTGAGCGTATTCCACTAGACAGAATACAGGACTACAAGGAAGCACTTGACTTCTTGAATAATAGAACTCCTTCTTATGATAGGATTAATGAGATGCTACCTGAGATTGAGTCTTATAAGAATGTAGCTGAGTTCGATGCTGTAAAAACATTGGAGGATCTTGAGAATAAATATGAAAGCATAGAGCTTAATGAGGTAGCTAGTGTAGAGGATTATGTAGCATTGATAAAAGATATCAACTCATTCAAGAGAAAGGCTGATCAGCTACTAGAGAATGGTGATATAGATCAAGAAAAGTACGATGAATTTATTAAGCTTGTTGGAGAAGATCAGGCTGCTGTTGAAAAGAAATACTCAAAAGAAATAGCTAAGATAAAGAAGGACCTGATTGATGAGATAAAGAATCAACGACCAAAGGTAAATAGAGACTTTAGCAATGAGGAGAATGATTTGATTCGTAGATACTTAGAGCTTAGTGATGCTGACCTTGAAAGTTTATCTCCTGAAAACCTATTCATATTAAATGATTTGCTAGAGAACATTAGCAACGGAGAAATAGACGTATATAGATTTGCCCCTATTGTTTCAAAAGCATATACAAGCAGTGGGCTTGATCCACTTGCGAAACAAGTTAACAGCTCTAAGTTTAATAAGAGCTCTGAAGAAGGAAGAAAGGACCTTGCTGAACAAGAGAGTGCATTTTGGCAGGGCTTACTTGGCATGGGTCGTGCTAAGGCTGGAGCACTACAGAAGTTTATTGTGGCCCCATTCAATAGAGCGATTGCATCTTACGAGAACTTTAATAAAAAGAGCTACAGCGAGTTCTTAAATCTTAAGAATAAATATAAGATTAAGAATAAGGATATGCACAAGATAGGTATACTAACCACATACCTTCAAGAGTACATGTCTCAGTTTGATCCAGAAAATAAAGGGATTAAGAATATTGGTAGTCGGGACTGGTTTAAAGAGATACTTAACAGTAGGGAGATGAGAGATAACTACTCATCTGGAAAGCCATCAATACTAAAAACGATTGGACTAGGCTCATCAGAGCTGGATATTATTAAGGAAATTTGGGATAGCCTACCCAAGGATAGTGATGGCAACGTAGATCCAAAGGCTGTATACGATAGCTACATGGCTAACGATGGCAAGTTCTTTTCTAAGAATGAGAAAGGATTCTTTGATGCTGTGATGGCATACAAGGCAGATGCCATTACGCCAAAGCAGAAAGCAGCTAATGAGCTTAGTGGAAAATCATTTAAAGAAATTCCATTCCACATGTTGAGAGTTAGACTTAAGGGCGGTAAGGATCAGGTTCAGCCAAGTGCCTCAGCAGAGAATGGCAACGTAAGAATAAAGGCTGGTACTGGTAAAGAAAGAGTAAGCGAAAAGGTTGGTGCTGTTATGACTAACTTTGAAAAGCTATTCATAGCAGGTGTAGAGCAGACTGGTCGTGATTATTTCTTGTCTGGTGCACTACAGGATATCAACAATACTCTTTCAGGCGTAAAGAAAATAGTTGGTGATAGTAAAATAGAGTTGATGAATACCATATCATACACACTATCTGATGCGCTGAAATTTGAGTTTGATAAGGTCAAGACTAATTTTATATTTAGAAACTTGTTGTCAGCAAGAGCAGCAATGACATTGTTCAGACCAATTAGAACTGCTGTTGAACTTGGATCAACACTTATATCTTATCCGGTTCGATCTAAAACACTGTCAGGATATAAGTCATTGTTCGGTGAGCAGGGAGCCATGAAAAAACTTCTTGAGTTTACAGATAGTCCGATGTTGTTAAGAGATAATATAAGCAAGGCTATTGATATTAATCAGGGAAAGATTGAACCACAAGGAAGATTTACTAAGGCTACAAACTACCTATCTGGTCTTCCAGAAAGAACGATGATGGTTACCTCATGGATGCCTACATTCAAGTCTGAATTTAAAGACATTACTGGTGTAGACTTTGACATGAATAGGTTTAATGATAGCCAAGCATACAGAGAGAAGTATGGAAAAGCTATCAGGGAGTCATCAGCTGTAGCAGATGCACAGACTGAAAAGATTATAGGCCCCACCACTAAGGCAGGACAAAGACGTGAAGTTAGGATAGCTCCAAAGTTCTTGGCTAATCTTTTTGGAGCTGAAGGTACTGTATCAAAGAACACAGCAGAAGGACAGATCCTGGGATTCTTTAGCAACTATCCATTTAGGGAGTCAACAGAATTTATAAATGGATTTAGAGAGGCAGGAGAGGTCTTGAATGAAGAGGGAGCATTGAGCTCATTGAGTCAACTACAAAAGCCACTGGGGATTGCATTGAACGTGGCCGCTTATGGGTTTCTTTCAACGGCAACATATGCCCTAGGACTAATGCTACTAGGAGATGATGATGATGAGAAGAGGGGTGAGGATCTTCTAAAAGATTTGATAACTGGAGAAGGATTCTTAAATGAGTTAGCATCAAACGCTATATCTCTTGCTGGTAGTAAGTATGCTGCTGGAGGTAAGGCAATTCTTCAACTGGCAGCGACCATGCTCATTGAATCAACAGATGATGAGGCTCAGAAAGCTAGGATTAAGAAGCTATTGAAGGATAGTGTATTCATTGATCCACTTCCTGTAGATAAGGTTGTCGGATTCAAAGGAGAGCAGGAGGTAGCTGGTGCAATAGGTAAATATATCCCTCAGTTTATAGTAGCATACGCTAGATATGCTGACTTTATAGCAACTAAAAATGAGCTAAAGGTAATCTATGATAAGGTAGATAAGAACGGTATAGAGAGCTTAACAGAAGATGAAGGGCTTAAGGTACTTGCCTTGAACACAGCATTTAATGGAGCTCAAATAGTATTAAACTTATTTGGAACATCCATACCTGAATACAACTACATCAAGACTTACATGAAGGGTCTTAAGGAAGAGGCTGGAGTAGCTGATGCATACAAGGGTGAAGCACCTGCTAAGAAGAAGTCATCAAGTGGTGGTGGTAGTAGAGGTGGTGGATCTAAGGGCATCAACAAGACTGACTTGAAGAGGTACTACCCTGAGCAGTACAATGAACTCTATGGAGAGAATTCTCCAGGGTATGAGATACAGCAGGAGATTAAAGCCTTCGAGAAGGAACAAAGAGAGTTTAAGAAGAGAATGAAGGATCAGATATATGGGGGCAAGGACTAAAAGTCTTCCCCATATTCTATTGTCTTGATGATATCCCTAAGATCCTTGATAAGGCTCTTGACATCATCCTTAACGGATACGTACTCCCTGTCCACGAGCTTCTCGTAGATCTCAGCAACGCTGGCATGGAAGCCTTCTGTAGTGAAGGCTATCCTTGCAGCTCTGTCTCTTTCCTGTTGGAGTCTTGCATCCATTCTTTCTCTGTTATAAAATTGTAAATAGGTCTCATTCTTTCTTTGAGTAATCTGATCTCCTGCTTAAGTGCCTCATTCTCTTGTACTAATCTACCAACAATATTGTATGAATCAACGGGTTCGTCCCTAAATTTATTCATAACCACCATCTCCTTGCACTTCAGATATAAACTTCTAAATTTTGAATCCAGTTCAACAAGGTCATTGAATCTTTTAAGGTAGTACTCAGCAGCGTATCTGCTCTTCTTTAAGTTGTATGCTATGCTCTCAACGTGCATGCCTGTGTCCTTTAGTAGTGAGGAGAATATCATTCTGGCTTCCACCTCACCACGGTACCTTGTTGTAGATAGGATACGTTCTCCTGTTACTAGCTCAACGATGTTCCGTAGATTATCAATCTTCTTTCTCTCTTCCGTAAAAGAGCTCTGCTTTGATTCCATGTTTCTGTAGTTCTTTGATTCTATATTCCTGTAGTTTACTTGGCTTACCTGTCGCTCGCTTCACCTCGTAGAACTCAACGTCAGAGTCCTTAGGGATAGCGATAAGGTCAGGGATACCGTTCTTGTTGGTCTTAATCAACTTGATAACGTAGTACCCCTGATCCTCCAGGTCCTTCATTAACTTAGTCTGTACCTGCTGCTCTGTCATAGGGCCTAAAGTTTCTCTTAGCAATCATCAATGATTCTGCCTCAGTGTCAGCGAACCCTGTATCGTATGTGAACCCATCGCTGTACCAGTACAGCCACTCACCAACGTGTGATTGGAACACGCCTATAGATCCTACAGGAACCTCTCTCATGTAGAATAACTTCTTTGCTTGGTCACCTAGATAGATTGTCATTTCACTATCTCTTTAAGTTGATTCCAGATATTGATTTGATTCTCTCCCCAGTACATATCACATTTGCCATCTTTGATGGGTGGCTCTGTAAAGTAGGATTGCCAATACTCGCTAGGCTTTGCCATAAAGCGATAGCATTTTTCTTTATGGGGACAATTTGTCCCCGGGCACATTGTGATGTCAGGCATTTCTATATTCGTCTAGTTCTTCTTTTAATCTTTCCAAGAATGATTCTTCCCCATCATCACCACTTAACAGCCAATCAATTCGTTGGGCATATATGGCTGCTAGTCTAAGGTACTCAACTCCTTTCTTAAACTCTGCAATAACCTCTTCAGGATATTCGTAATGGTGAGTAGGCTTGTCATCATCCCAATAATAATCTCTCTTCTCCTGTTCTGTGAGTGCCCTACCGTTATTGTCTATCTCTCTTTGAATATCATCCGCTATAGGATCTATTCTTCTTTGATCGTAATTAAAGTGTCCTCCGCTCATAGTTTTTCAGTTAATAAATTTTATAATAGTAAGAATCTCCATTTGAACCTATCCTCATTCGTTCTTGTGAGCCTGGTACTAGTTTTATGTTGGCTGTATTTGTGGTCGCAATTTGCGACTGCTCTGCTAGTATTGCAGGTGCTGAAATGGTTAGTAATCCTAACCGCTTTAGGAATTGTTTTCTATTCATCTCCGTAGGTTTCGTTATAGTATTGTTCTGAATTAATTTCTCCAACATCTGAATATTGAATTTCCAAATCTCTAGACCCATCTTTATAGGCTTCTTTTATCTGCTCCTTCTCCATCTCTTTGGCTTTTCCAATTTCTTCGTCTGTCACAACTTGAGCAAATCCTAACTTGTTTAGTCTCTCAACCAACCAATCTACTGCTGTCTGTTTCATTTGTAAGTTTCGTTGTAGTATTGTTCTCCTGAATTTCCGTTATCGGGATATCCATCTGAGTACCCCTGTTCATAACTATCTTTAATCTGCTCCTTCTCTGCATCAAGCAACTCGTACAATAATCTCTCAACCTGCTGAAGGTGGTGAATAGTATGCTTACCCATTAGAGTTTCATCCATCGATTCCATTCTACTTCTCACCATCGTGATGGCTTTCTGTATTGCTGTCTGTTTCATAGTTCATCGATTAGATTGTTTAAGTTCTCATCTGATGGGAAGTTATCCTTGTCAGTACTCCAATACTCTAGGTACCTGTCCCTGTGTACAGCGTACCACTTCTTTGTGTATTCATTCCAATGAAATACGTAATTCCAAATCTTTTCCATATTGTTTTATTTTAAATGTGTAGTCAGGGCAGGTTATAATCCTGCACGCACATCTAAGGGTATCTCAATGTGCCATTACTTTTACAAGCAGTTCCAATGTGTGTCTCCATTCCACCACCTGACTATGTATTCTTAAAATGATTAACTGTGTAGTCCTTCTTCTTTATCACAGCCTTGTACACGTCATGCTCAATGCCTCCCTTACTGAAGACCCAGTACACATGGTTGAACGAACGATCCTTGGTTGTCATCCTGTCTCTGCTCTGCCAATAACTGGTAGCACTGAAGTCAATGTTGTAGTACACCAAGTACTTGGCATGCCTAAGACTGATCCCTTCCCTGCCGCTAACTATCTGAAGAGCAATGCTTTTATCTGTGCTCTCAAATATACTAAGATCAGTTGTAAGATCATCACCAAACACATCCTTCAGGGCAGACAACTCTTCCTTAAATTTATAGAAGATGCCTATCTTACTTCCTTGAAATTTTTGTTTAATGAACTCAGCCTTGCTGGTGTCCAGCACCATGCTGTTGCCACTCTCAAACTTAATCGTACCACTGCATAGCTGGTGTACCTTCATCATCAACTTCACTGCCGTGTCAGCCAGTATCACCTCAGTCTTACCCTCAATCACGAGGTCTCTCTTGAGTCTCTTGATCATGTCGTAGGTGACATCCTTCATCTCCACCTCTAGGAT